CGGAGTTTGGCCGGACTCAGCACGTTACCGGACCAGAAGTTGTCCTGGCAGGCCCAGCGGAACAGTACACACATGTCGCGGTGGTTACGTCCATCACGTTCACGCATCAGACGGATATCGTTAGCCCACCCTGCAAAATTCGGTTTTCTGGCTGATGGCGCGATGGTCTTCACCATGTCAAACATCCACTCTGCGGCGGTCAGGTCTTCTGCTGTCCCCCACTTGCTGCCGCTCTGAATCGCAGCATCCGCTTTCACCACAGGAAGGTCGTTTTCTGGCAGGTCAGAGGATTCGCCAGAATTCTCGGACGAATAAGGTTTTATATTGTCTTTTGTTAGTTTGTCTTTTGTGTTTACCTGATTCGGGTAAGTGCCTTTACCTGATTTGGGTAAACTTTTCTTACCTGATTCAGGTAAATTTACCTCTTTCAGGTAAACTTTATTTTTCTTACCTGATTCGGGTAATGTTGACCATTCACTGACCACATTATTAATGCCGATATTCCGCCCGCTCTGAATAAAAATCCCACGCTTTACCAGAACACTTTTTGCAGCAGAACACTTGTGCGGCAATATCCCGGTCAACTCGGAAAGTTGCTCGTTGCTCACCCAGTCCAGTTTTTTATTAAAGCCATATGTTTTGCGCATGACAGCCAGGAAGACCAGAAGCTGGTGCTGTGTTAATCCGGCCAGCATTACAGCTTCCAGCAACTCATTTGCAATGCGCGTATAACCATCATCGAGATCTGCCACGCGCGGCTCCTTTTGTGCCGCATCCGGCACTGGAAAATTGAATATCTCAGCAGTGTTTGCCATAATTCCTCCCGCAATGAGTGTGTTACGATTTGCACCTGAAAGTCGGTTCTGTTCCAGCAGACCGGCTTTCGCCATTTCTGAACCTGTCATATCGCCCCCAGCATGGTAGTAACCATCGCCATCAATGGACCAGCCAGCTCTGGGTCCACACGAAACATCGACACAATACCTTCACTAATTTCCTTCAGTTTCTGGTGGCGTGGTGCGTTGAGAATGACAGCCTGTTTTGCCTCACTGAGTTCCTTTTCCATTTCAGCCAACCTAGCCATGAAGCTATCCTGCTCAACCAGGTAACCGCGATATTCCAGCGGTAGTACCGCCAGAATTGCCGGGGTCAGTTCACGCACGTTATTTCGGTATTTTTCAGAATCGAATTTGTTATCGAGGAAGCGGAACAGCTTCTGGCGTGTACGGCTGACATCATCAGGGAAATCGATGGTGCCGCCGCCCTGCTCCCGATACTCATTCACAATGAGTGTGGCAACGACATCCTGATTATCTACAGCCGACCAGGCGCGGACGGCATCACGGATTTTTTCGTGGCCTGGCACCTGTTTTGTTTGAGAACGATTTATCACCGCAGTCGGGCTAAATCCGCTAGTCTGTTGGTATGGAAGTGGTTGCATAATTGACTCCTTTAGTTTGAATTGACTGTTAAGTTGATTGCTTATTGTTAAAGAGCGTGAAATGGAAATTTAAGCTGCGTTCTTTTCGGTGTGTGGAAACAACTTCGGAAGATCCGGGCGAATCTGGTATGCCTTCACTACTCCACCAGTAGCCGTAACAATGCTGCCGACATGTTCAGGGGATACCTTTGCTTTGTTGTGAAGCCACTTATAGACGGCCTGCTGTGAAACTTCGCAGGCAGCGCCCAGTTTCTTTTGTGAACCAACGATATTGATCGCTGTTTTGATAGCTGGGTTCATAACAACCTCCGTGGTTAATTTGAATCAAGATTAAAACTATGGTTGTTTTTAGTCAACAACCATTTTCGTTTGATGGAATAAAACCTTGGTTGTACATTTGGACTATGAAAACAACACTCTCAGAAAGACTTAAAGAAGCCAGATTAGCGCGAGGCCTTACACAAAAGGCGCTTGGGGATTTGGTCGGGGTTAGCCAGGCTGCTATTCAGAAAATCGAAACAGGGAAAGCTAATCAAACAACTAAAATCGTGGAGATCGCGAACGCTTTGGGTGTGCGCGCAGAATGGTTATCTTCTGGCGTTGGAAATATGTCAGACAGTACAGTGCAACCAATACAATCAACTGTCAGCCATTCCAAATACTTCAAGATTGACGTTCTTGATATAGAAGTCAGTGCTGGGCCGGGAGTCATCAACCGTGAGTTTGTAGAAGTTCTACGCTCGGTTGAGTACTCGTTTGACGATGCTCGTCACATGTTCGATGGTAGGAAGGCAGAAAATATCCGCATCATTAACGTGCGTGGTGACAGCATGTCAGGAACGATCGAACCAGGTGATCTGCTGTTCGTTGATATCACGGTTAAATCTTTCGACGGTGATGGTATCTATGCATTTCTGTACGACGACACCGCCCATGTAAAGCGCCTGCAAATGATGAAGGATAAACTGCTGGTTATCTCTGATAACAAGAGCTACTCACCGTGGGACCCTATCGAGAAAGACGAGATGAACCGGGTATTCATATTCGGTAAGGTTATTGGGAGCATGCCGCAGACGTACAGAAAACACGGATAATCAGCCGCGTGTTGATGAGGCTTTTGGGTAATACGCTGAAGAAAATACCTTATAAAAAATAACATTACGGGAAAGGCAAAAATGAGTAATAAAACACTTGTTAAAAAATCAAATAACTGTGTCGATGCATACGCCGACGCGTTTGGCTACTCTTCGTTTGGTGACGGCTCTCAGCGCCTAGGTTCAATTTCTTTTTTTCATAATGTAACTGAATGGCCTGTTGATGAAAGTGACGATGTTGAGAACATAAAGTACAACATTGCAACCATTAGAATGCCCGAAGAATTGATGCTTAAATTGGCTGACTTCATTCGCGACCAGCATGACAAAGCTAAAACAAACTAATCGTAATTAATTATGAAACACGATTATTACGAAGCTCCAAACCTAAATGATAAAATTGCAAAGGCGGCAGAATCATTTTGTTTGCACTCCAGTGCGTCTTCCCAGCTAGCAGGTATATCTGGAAAAAGATGGGACATGCTACAATCAAGTGGTAGCAGTGGGTCTGGGAGTGATAACATGCCTGAAAAAGTTGCAAAACTGGAGTCCGATGTTGCTCATATCAAACGAGACGTTGATGAACTTAAAACAGACGTTAAAGCTATCGACAAAAATATGATAACTATTCTTGCACGTCTGGACTCTATAAAAGAATCCTTAACAAACAAGCCATCAAGTGATGCTGTCGATAGAAAGATTTCAGACGCAAAGCTTGCGGTATTGCTTGGTGTTCCAGCAATCATCGCTGCAGGAACAGGACTTTATAAGCTATCAATGTACTTTTTCTTTAGTGCTTAAGAAAATGCTCGCACCCTTGCATTAGGTAAAGCGATTTTTCATTCCCCATTACCCTCGCTCTTAACCAATCATCTAAACCCGGCCACCGTGCCGGGTTTTCTTTTGCCCTCCCCTCATCATACACCGTTCAAAAAAACCACCACGACCTCGCTTCAGTTATCGCTATGCGATGCAAGTCACAAAATAAATCCATCTTAAATACAACCAGTTATATCTAAAACAACCAACAAAACAACTTTTGTTGTTGACGATAAAACAACTATAGTTTTAAATGAGTTCATCGCAACAACACAACGATACGGCAATCACCTGATTCACCGTTGCGATGACCGCTTAGATCCGCAGCTTGAATTTCAGCAGGCTTCGGGGAGTGCGAGGGATGAAACGGACGCGTGAACGTCGGTGTGACCAGCTGAAATCAACTCAACATTTCATACCTTAGTCGCTTCAACGAGGCGGCTTAGTTATGACAACCGGCGGCCATCCACCGCCTGAATACGCGCAGAAGTCTTTATATGTTCAGCAGCCCAGCTTACGGGCAGGAGTTTTTATGGTTCATCAACATTACGGAACGCAGACCGTTAATCGCGGTGCGGTCATGCCAGGAATGCTGGTCAAACGCAAAGATGGTACCTGGACTGCATCAGCTAATTTACGCGGACGACTTTATCTGCATCGCGGCATTGAGCGCACTTATACCCGTGACTTGCTCGTGGAAGTTTTTCTCGACGGACGCGGCAACGCTCTGAATCACTAATCCCCTTTCCTGTTTTCCGAATCAGCCTGGCATTCCGCGGGCGATTTTTTCACAGCCATTTTCAGGAGTTCAGCCATGAACGCTTATTACATTCAGGATCGTCTTGAGGCTCAGAGCTGGGCGCGTCACTACCAGCAGATCGCCCGTGAAGAGAAAGAGGCAGAACTGGCAGACGACATGGAAAAAGGCCTGCCCCAGCACCTGTTTGAATCGCTATGCATCGATCATTTGCAACGCCACGGGGCCAGCAAAAAAGCCATTACCCGTGCGTTTGATGACGATGTTGAGTTTCAGGAACGCATGGCAGAACACATCCGGTACATGGTTGAAACCATTGCTCACCACCAGGTTGATATTGATTCAGAGGTATAAAACGGATGAGTACAGCACTCGCAACGCTGGCTGGGAAGCTGGCTGAACGTGTCGGCATGGATTCTGTCGACCCACAGGAACTGATCACCACTCTTCGCCAGACGGCATTTAAAGGTGATGCCAGCGATGCGCAGTTCATCGCATTGCTGATCGTCGCCAACCAGTACGGCCTTAATCCGTGGACGAAAGAAATTTACGCCTTCCCTGATAAGCAGAACGGCATTGTTCCGGTGGTGGGCGTTGATGGCTGGTCCCGCATCATCAATGAAAACCAGCAGTTTGATGGCATGGACTTTGAGCAGGACAATGAATCCTGTACATGCCGGATTTACCGCAAGGACCGTAATCATCCGATCTGCGTTACCGAATGGATGGATGAATGCCGCCGCGAACCATTCAAAACCCGCGAAGGCAGAGAAATCACGGGGCCGTGGCAGTCGCATCCCAAACGGATGTTACGGCATAAAGCCATGATTCAGTGTGCCCGTCTGGCCTTCGGATTTGCTGGTATCTATGACAAGGATGAAGCCGAGCGCATTGTCGAAAATACTGCATACACTGCAGAACGTCAGCCAGAACGCGACATCACTCCGGTTAACGATGAAACCATGCAGGAGATTAACACTCTGCTGATCGCCCTGGATAAAACATGGGATGACGACTTATTGCCGCTCTGTTCCCAGATATTTCGCCGCGACATTCGTGCATCGTCAGAACTGACACAGGCCGAAGCAGTAAAAGCTCTTGGATTCCTGAAACAAAAAGCCACTGAACAGAAGGTGGCAGCATGACACCGGACATTATCCTGCAGCGTACTGGGATCGACGTGAGAGCTGTCGAACAGGGAGATGATGCGTGGCACAAATTACGGCTCGGCGTCATCACAGCTTCAGAAATTCACAACGTAATAGCAAAACCCCGATCAGGAAAGAAGTGGCCTGACATGAAAATGTCCTACTTCCACACCCTGCTGGCTGAGGTTTGCACCGGTGTGGCTCCGGAAGTTAATGCTAAGGCGCTGGCCTGGGGAAAACAGTACGAGAACGACGCCAGAACCCTGTTTGAATTCACTTCCGGCGTGAATATTACTGAATCCCCGATCATCTATCGCGACGAAAGTATGCGCACCGCCTGCTCTCCCGATGGTTTATGCAGTGACGGCAACGGCCTTGAACTGAAATGCCCGTTTACCTCCCGGGATTTCATGAAATTCCGGCTCGGTGGTTTCGAGGCAATAAAATCGGCTTACATGGCCCAGGTGCAGTACAGCATGTGGGTGACGCGAAAAGATGCCTGGTACTTTGCCAACTATGACCCGCGCATGAAGCGTGAAGGCCTGCATTATGTCGTGATTGAGCGGAATGAAAAGTACATGGCGAGTTTTGACGAGATGGTGCCGGAGTTCATCGAAAAAATGGACGAGGCACTGGCTGAAATTGGTTTTGTAT